CCGAAATGACGGGCGCATCTGGACTGGCTGCCGTGCCCCGGCCAGACGGTCTCGATGGCGCGGCGGAGGTCCTCGGGGGTCATATCAGATGCTCCAGGGATTGAAACAGCCGGACGGCCCGCTCGGAGCCGGGGGCAATTTTGTTGCAGTCGATGAGGTCGCGCAGGACAGGGGCGAGATGCCATCTGGCGAGCCCCGGCACGTAGTGGCGGATTTTGCCGACGGCGCGGACGGCCATGGAGTCGTCGCCGTCGGCAATCGCGTTCGCCAGCCGTTTGATCGTGGTCAGCGCCGGCGTCGGGTTTCCCTCGGAGCGCGGCAGGATGTTTTTCATCTCCCACAGCGGCGTGTTGCCCCGGCCCTCGTATGGCGTGGCGGCGAGCACGCAGGCCCAGATCGGATGATCCTCGACCGGGATTTCGTCGATCTCCTCCGGCGGCATGTGTGCGCGGGCGGCGCGCACCGCCGCCCCGATCCCGCCCTGCTGCAGCGCGGCCCAGATATGATCGCTGGCGGATCGCACCGGGCTCTCTCAGGCCGCGCCGGCGTCGACCGGCCGGCGCTTCCATTCCCGCCGGATCGTGGCCAGCAGATCCTCGCCGGCCGCCACGGGCGTGCCGGTGTGGCGCAGCCCGCCGCACACCTGCCGGATGCGGTGACGGTTTTTGCCCGGCCAGTCGTAGGGCGCGGACGGGAAATCGTCGGTGTGGGGGGTGAGCCATTCGTAGATTTTCTGGCCGGTTCGGAAAAACAGCCGGACCTCGTCCCAGGGGGAGACGATGCGGACGCCGTGCTCAACGGTCTCGATTGTGGTGCGTGTCATGGCTCATACTCCCGCGATCAGGGTGTCAATGAAATGGCTGGCGCGCGCCTTGGTCAGGCCCTCGACGGGGTTCGCGCCGTCACGGCTGGCGCCGATGGTCGTCGCGGCTCCGGGATCGCGGGCGATCAGGCTGCGCAGATACGCGATCTGTTTCGGGGTGGCGGCCCCATCGACGGGAGCCGGGGCCGTTTCCTCGCGGGGGCTGACGCTGCGCAGGAACCGGGAGAATTTGTCGTGGGTAATGTTGCCGCCGCTCAGCTCGAATTCGAGATCGCCGATGCGGCGGATGGTGCGGCCGTCAAACCGGCCCTGATTGTCGATGGCCGGGATCGAGGGGAATCGTTTGATGTCGCATTCCGCGCAGACGGCGGCGGCAACCTCGGCATTGGCGACGGTGTAGGTGATCGTTTTCATGTCAGCGGCTCCTAGCCTTCCGTGCGGCGGCCCCCGGTGGCCTGCCGATATTGGAAATATAGGCGCATATTAGGCGCACGTCAACAGCAAAAATGCGGGCGGATGAATTTTTTTCGGGTGCGACCGGTGGGTGTGGAAAACTCCGCAGGCGCGGATGCCTGTGTTGACGCGACGGCGCGAATATGCGAATCAACTGTCAGTTTGGCTTCAATGCCATTATTGCGCGTTGAGCCTAGACAGTCCTTGCATCAGCCGCCCTCCTACGGCGGGGTTGCAGTCCCGGTTCGCGTGCAAAGGCGGATCGGGCGCTAAGTCCAGCATTTGCTGGCCGGGAGGAGTTGGCCACCTCCCGCTGATATTCATGCAGACTGCATATACGCATCGTCTCCTCTGCCATGTGTAGGAGGAGCATTCGAGGCCGCCCCGGTTCGCTTGGGCGGCTTCAGCATTTTCAGAGCCGTCCACCCCGGGCGGCTTTTCTTTTGGGAGAAGAGACATCAATGGCCCGTTATCGTCACATGCCTGTCCCCGAGAGCATCGGGGATGACGTGCCCACACCGGACGGCACGGCTGAAATCATCGTCTATGTGGGCGGAAAGCCGAAGAAGGTTTCTCTGGCCGATGTTCTGGCTCTCGCTGCTGCGCCCTCTGCCGCAGACGTGACCGTGAGCACATTCACCACGGCCGGCTCGACCGAGATCAGCGGCACCCTGCAGGAGGTGCTCGAGGCTATAGCCGATCTGGCAGACCCGGCGTAATCACAGCGGGAGAAATCCCGGACAGAAGCGGCAACACCCCGGAAGGGACTGCGCGCGGAGTTCGATATGGCGGCGAGAAAACAGCTTTTTCACCCGGATGAGGTGAGAAGGAAAATCCAGACAAGTCAGCTTCTCAACCGGTTGCATAGCCACGCCTTTGGAGAGGTGGACCTGACCGCGCAGCAGGTGCGGTCCATTGAGATTCTGCTCAGGAAGGTTTTGCCTGACGTTTCTACGGTCACCCTGCGTGGCGACGAGAGCGGCGGGCCGATTGTGACCCGCGTGGAGTTGGTGGCCGGGTCGCCGGATGACGACAGCAAAAATCCGGCTTCCGCCTAAGCTGGTGCCCGTATTCACGGGCAAGGCGCGATACAGGGGCGCGTACGGCGGGCGAGGGAGTGGCAAGACGCGGTCGTTTGCCAAAATGACAGCCGTGTTTGGCTATCAGTACAGCATGGCGGGGGAAGAGGGGCTGATCGTCGGCGCTCGCGAGTACATGAACTCGCTCGACGAAAGCTCCATGGCGGAAATCAAGGCGGCGATCCTTTCGGAGGAATGGCTGGCCGATCATTACGAGATCGGAGAGAAATATATCCGCACGCGAGACCGGCGCATCGAATATGATTTCGTCGGGCTGCGGCACAATCTCGACAGCATCAAATCGCGGGCGCGGATCAAGATCCTCTGGGTCGATGAGGCTGAGCCCGTGTCGGAGACGGCGTGGGTCAAGGCGATCCCCACGGTGCGCGAGCATGGCTCGGAAATCTGGGTCACGTGGAACCCCGAGAGCAAAAAGAGCGCAACTCACAGGCGTTTTCGGCTCGATCCGCCGGAGGATGCCAGGATTGTCTGCATCAACTGGTCGGATAATCCGTGGTTCCCGGACGTGCTCAATCAGGAACGCCTGCGCGATCTGCGCAAGCGGCCCGAGCAATACGATCACATCTGGGAGGGAGATTTTGCTGCGGTCGTGGAGGGAGCATATTTTGCCCGCGACCTCACGCTGGCCCGGCAGGAGGGCCGGATCGGGGTCGTCCCGCGCGACCCGCACATGGCGATCCGCGCCTATTGGGATATCGGCGGAACGGGTGCGAGGGCAGACGCCACGGCGATCTGGATCGTCCAGTTTGTCGGACGCGAAATCCGCGTGCTCGACTATTACGAGGCTGTAGGCCAGCCGCTGGCGGCGCATCTCGAATGGCTGCGCGAGAGGTACGGGCGGGCGGAGTGCGTCCTGCCGCATGACGGCGCGCATAACGAAAAAATCTACAGCGCGTCCTACGAGGGGGCGATCCGCGAGGCCGGGTTCAGCGTCCGCGTGATTCCGAACCAGGGCGCGGGCGCGGCGGCAAAGCGCATAGAGGCGGTGCGGCGCGTATTCCCGGCTGTCTGGTTTAACGAGGCGACGACGGAGGCCGGGCGCGATGCTCTCGGTTGGTATCACGAGAAGATCGATGACAAGCGCAATGTCGGACTGGGGCCGGCCCACGATTGGGCGAGCCACGGTGCAGACGCGTTCGGCCTGATGGCGGTCGATTACAGGCCGCCGGTTACGACGACAGCGTCCGCGCCCGAGCGGAAATGGGTGGTTTGATGGCTTCCAAATCCAATGGCATGACCGAGCGCGACCTGTCCGTGCTGGTCGATAGCGAGATTCAGGATGCCATCGCGTACGACGACACCGAGCTGTCGAAGGAGCGCACGGTCGCGCTGGATTACGAGCGCGGGGAAATGTCGAACGACACGCCAGCGCCGCCCGGCCGGTCGGGGGTGGTGTCGTTCGATGTCCGGGATGCCATCGAATGGGTCATGCCGGATTTGCTCGATATGTTTCTCGCGACGGATGAGGTGGTCCGCTATGAGCCGACGCGGCCCGGCGACGAGCCTGTGGCGCGGCAGGCGACGGATTACGTCAATTACCTGTTCCTGCGCGAGTGCCGTGGGTTCCAGGTGCTCCATGACGCCATTCATGACGCACTGCTGGTCCGGAATGGATACGTAAAATTCTGGTGGGACGGCAGCCCTGAATATGAATACGAGACGCTGGCCGGGCTGACGGACGATCAGCTTGCCCTGCTGGAGCAGACGGAGGATCTGACCATCGTCGGCCACACGGCCGAGGAGACAATGATCGACGGCCAGCCGGTCACGCTTCACGATGTACGGATTGAGAAGCTGTGTCGCCGTGGCCGGCTGTGTGTCATGGCTGTCCCGCCCGAGGAAATGCTGATCAATGACGGCGCGACGGATTGGGAGAACGTCCGGTTCGTGGCGCACCGCCGGCGGGCAACGCGGTCGGACCTCATCAAGGAGGGGTATGACGCATCGGAAGTGGGGGACATCCCGACCTACACATCGGATGAAATCCAGGACGAGCGCGCGGCCCGGCGCGAGAGCCAGGTCGATATGCGGCATGGCGGATCGACCGTTGACCGCTCGATGGAGGAGGTCGAGGTTTTCGAGTGCTATCTGCAATGCGATTATGACGGAGATGGAGTTGCGGAGTGGCGGCAGGTCGTGAAGGCCGGCCCGGCCGGGTCACGGAAGCTGCTGAGGAATGAGGAATGGGAGGATGAAGTCCCGTTTGCCGATCTGCGCACGGGCCGCGTGCCGCACCGCTGGCAGGGGCGCTCCATATTCGACCTGCTGAGGGACATCCAGCGCATCAAAACGGTGCTCTGGCGTCAGGCGCTCGACAATCTGTATTTGCAGAATTTCCCGCGCACGCAGGGGCCGCTCTCCCAGATCAAGAACCCCGACGAAATCATAAACCCGACGCTCGGCGGGCATGTGGATACGGATACGCCCGGCGCAATTCAGCCGCTGGCGATCCCGTTCGTGGCGGACAAGGTCTTCCCGGTCCTCGATGTGCTCGACGGCGTGGCGCAGAAGCGCGCCGGGTCGTATGAAATGGCAGCCGATCCGGAGGCGCTGCAGAACCAGAGCGCGACAGCGAACAACAACCTCGTCGCCTCGGCCGCGCGCAAGACGAAAATGATTGGGCGTCTGTTGGCTGAGGGCGGCATGGACCGGCTTTTCCGCTGCCTGTTGAAGCTGATCGTCAAGCACCAGGATGTCGCGCGTGTGATCCGCCTGCGGGATGAATGGGTCACGATGGACCCGCGCACGTGGAATGCAAATATGGACTGCACGGTAAATACCGGCCTTGGCACGGGGTCCCGGGAACGCGATCTGATGATGCTGAACAATATCCTCCAGATTCAGCAGGTTGCGTTTGAAAAGCTCGGCCCCGGCAATCCGTTTGTCGGGCTGTCGAAGATCGCCAACACGGCGCGCGAAATGGTCAAGGCGGCCGGACTGAAACTTCCCGACATGTTTTTCGGGGAGGTTTCGCCGGAGGATGAGCAGGCCATGGCCGAGGCGTCTGGCAAGAATCCTGAGCTTGAGGCCAAGCAGATGGAGGCGCAGGCCAAAATCCAGCTTGAGCAGATGAAGGCCCAGATGCAGATGGATCTGCAGCGCGAGAAGCTGAGCGCGGAAATCCAGCTTCAGCGCGAGAAGCTGAACGCCGAAATCCAGCTGAAGCGCGAACAGATGATCATGGAGCGCGAAATGGGGCGCGAGAATGCGATCATCGGCGCCCAGACAAAGATGGCGACGACCCCGGTTCGTCTCGGAGGCGAAATCGGATGATGCTCACACAGGAAGATCGCGTTCGGCGCGCCAACGAGGCCGCAGCCCTGATGGACAACAAATATTTGACCGAGGCATTCGAAGCGGTCGAACGCGAAGCCATCGAACACATGATCAAGGCCCAGACCGATGAAGAGCGCCGGCGAGGTGCGGACACGGTGAAGGCCATACGAGACGTGCGCGCCGCACTTCACGCCGTGATTACGGACGGGAAATACGCGGTTCGCCGTGGTCCGGCTGTTGCCTGACCGAGAGCCATGCCGTGAGGCATCGCAGCCCCGCGCCCGGCTTCGTCCGGGCCAGATGGAACCCTACATATGCAAACCGATAGCAACACCCCGGATGAATTCGGGACTGCATCGCACACAATCGATAGTGCGGCAGAAGCCATTGCCGGACTTCTGGACCCGGAGCCGGATACCCAGAAGAAGGACAGCGAAGCCGTAGAGGCTGAAGACGTAAAATCCGAAGGCGAGGCAGAGGGCGCGAAGGAGCCCGACAGCGCCGAGGAGGACACGCCGGACGCCGATCCGGACGACGAGGAATCACCCGACGAGGAGCAACCCGAGGAATCCCGGACGCCTGCGAGCATCAAGCTCGACGATGGCACGGAGATCACCCTCGAGGAGGCCAAGAAGGGATATCTGCGTCAGTCGGACTACACCCGGAAGGCACAATCCCTTGCCGAAGAGCGCAAGCAGATCGAGGCCTTCAAGACGCAGCTAGCGCCCCTGGAGCAGCAGGCCAAAGCGGCTCTGGAGCAGGCATGGCAAATTCTCCAGGCGAACACGCCGCAGAAACCCTCTGCCGCACTCGCGAGCGAAGACCCCTTCGAATATCAGCGTCAGTACGCGATATGGGCGGATTGGGCGGAAAAGGTTCAAATCGTCCACCAGCAGCACGCGATGCTGCACCAGCGTCAGATGCAGGAGCAGCAGGAAATCCAGCAGAAGCGCATTGCCGAAGAGCGTCAAAAACTCATCGAGGCCATGCCGGAACTGGCTGACCCTGCCAAGCGCGAAAAACTGCAGAAGGACGTTTTGTCCATTCTTCCTGAGTACGGATTTTCCGAGCAGGAAACGATGGGCTGGACGGACTCCCGCGCGATTCGCCTTGCGATAGACGCCGCCAAATGGCGGATGCTCCAGAAAACGAAGCCGAAGGTCATGGAGAAGGCCAAGGGTGCGCCGCCCGTACAGAAACCGGGCGCCCGTCCCTCGCCTGACCAGCAGAGAGCAAAGGTCCACTCCCAGAAGGTGCACAAGCTGCGGCAAACCGGCCGTCTCGACGATGCTGCGGCGGCCATCGCTGATCTTCTCTAATGGATGGACTGAATCACAATGGCACAAGTTGCAAACACCTATAGCTCCTACGATCTTGTAGGCGCCCGGGAGGACCTGCAGGACAAGATCTACATGATCTCTCCTACGGAAACTCCCTACCAGAGCAATATCGGCACGACTTCGGTCAAGGCCAAGAAGCACGAATGGCAGACGGACGCTCTCGCGGCGGCTGCCCAGAACAAGCAGGTCGAAGGCGACGAGTTCGCCTACGCTGCCCCGACACCGACCGTCCGTGTCGGCAACTTCACGCAGATCGCCCGCAAGTCGTTTCTCGTCTCGGGTACTGCGGAAGCCATCGACAAGGCCGGCCGCAAGTCGGAAATCGCCTATCAGCTTGCCAAGGTCGGCAAGGAGCTGAAGCGTGATATCGAGAAGGACCTCCTGTCGAACACGGCTTCGGTCGCGGGCGACGATTCCACGGCGCGCGTGTCGGCGGGCCTCCCGGCATGGCTGGAAAGCAACGACTCGCGCGGGTCTGGCGGCGCTGACGGCGGCTGGAACTCCGGTACTGGCGTTGTGGATGCGGCGACGGACGGCACGCAGCGCGCGTTTACCGAAACGCTGCTCAAGGATGTTCACCAGCTTGCCTATACGGCGGGCGGCGATCCGACCATTCTGATGGTCGGCCCGTTCAACAAGCGGGCGTTCTCGGCCTTCACCGGCATTGCCGATCTTCGGCGCGATGCTCCGGCGAAGGGGCAGGCCACGATTGTCGGCGCGGCGGATTTCTACATCGGGGATTACGGCAATCTCGCCGTGGTCACGAACCGCTTCCAGCGTGAGCGGGATGCGTTCCTGATCGACCCCGAGTACGTCAAGGTCGGCTGGCTGCGCCGCATGAAGCATGTCGAGCCGGCCATCACGGGCGATGCGAAAAAGCACGTTCTGATCTGCGAGTACACGCAGGTGGTCTCGAACGAGGCCGCCCATGGTGTTGTCGCGGACCTGACGACCTCGTGACGATAATGGGGGCCTCCTACGGGAGGCCCCTCCCACCCTCTGGAGACCCCCATGAGCGACAGACCCACACTGAAATTGCCTGAGAAGCCGGGCGAGAATAAGCCTGAAGAGCCCAAGGGCAAGATGCTGAAGGTTACCCTTCTGCGCGACTACTGGCCGTCCACGACGCCCGGCAAGGATGCGAAAAAGGGTGAGACGATCACCCTGCCGATGGACGAAGCCCTTGCGCTTCTGAACGCCGATCCGCCCAAGGCCAAGCGTGCGGACAAGTTTACGCCGGAAGATGTCTGACGGTGACGGCGCCCCTCCGGACGTGGAATATCTGCGTCCCGGGCCTGACTGGCGGTTTTTCGGCTTCGACCGGGCGAAAGGCATCCTGGAATGGGCGCGTCCGGTCGATGGCGTTGTGGAGATCATGACGCAGCACATCTACACCGGCGCTCTACTCGACCAGAACCGGGAAGAAGAGGCAGCTTCGAACGGGGTTGCTTACGGCAACGGCCGTGTCGTGGCGCGTGTGCCGGAAAATCTCGCCTACAAGCTCGGACTGATGGACGCGGTGCGCAACAAGGACAAGCGGTTCATCGCGAAAATCCTCAATGACATCGATTATCGCGGCTTCCGGACGTTTCGCGGGAGGGTGTAGTGGCGATTGGGACGTACTCGGACCTCGCGACAGCTGTCGGCAATTATCTGGAGCGCGGCTCAACGCTCAACAGCGCCATGCCGACCTTCATTTCCGTCGTGGAGGACGAATGCAACCGCGTTCTGCGCACCATGGACATGGAGGCAACGGAGGATATCCCCAAGACTGGGGGCATCTACCCGCTTCCGGATGATTATCTCGAATTCCGGCAGGCGATAGCGCTCGTATCGCCCCGCCGGCCGCTGGCTCTCGTTTCGCCGGAGTTCATCGAGGCGCAATATCCGACGCGCGAGGCAGGCATCCCGGCCTATTTCTCGCTGATCGCGGGCGGGATCGAGGTTGTCCCGGCGACCGACGCCGATGTGCGTCTTGTTTATTACGCAAGAATCCCCGGGCTGACGCAGGATAGCCCGACCAACTGGCTCCTGTCCCGGTCTCCGAATGTGTATCTGTTCGGATGTCTCCGGGAGGCGGCGATCTACATCCGGGACAGCGAAGCCATTACGGGGTTTGAAAGCCGGTTCCAGAAGGCTTTGGCCGATCTGATCGCAGACGACAAAAGGCGCCGGTATCCGCGGTTCGGGGCGCGCCTTTCGATGGTGACGCCCTGATGCCGATTGAGCTTGGCCCCTTCGCTCCGGACATCGCGGGGCAGGACGCCAACGTCTGCGAGCTCGTTCAGAACGCGCTTCCCCTTGGGCGGGGATATGGCCCGGCGAACGATCTGGCTCCCTATTCGGAAGCATTGAATGACGATATCCCGAGCACCATCCTCACGGTGCAGCGTCCCGATCTGGTCTATGCGACGTATGTCCTGACGGATGTCGCGGCCTACCGGCTGAACGATGGCGCGCTTGATGATGTGACGAACGCGGGAGGTGCCTACGCCGCGACGGATCGGTGGTCAGGCACGCTCTACGGTTCGACGCTCCTGTGCGCCACAAAAGCGGAGGATGTACAGTCGATTGATGTCGTATCGGGCTCGAATTTCGTGAGCGAGCCGACGCTCCCGAAGTGCGGCGGCGTGACGACGTTCAACGATGTGGCGATTTATTACCGGCAGGCCGATAACCCGAAGGCGATCACGTGGTCTGACGTGAACAATTATTCGGATGTGACAAACGGCCTTGCGGACACGCAGGAATTCCCGGATGGCGGCGAGGTCATGCATGTCTCGCAGGCATCCCGCCTGATCATCCAGGAATCGATGATCCGGCAAATCATACCGACCGGCACCGAGGAAATGTTCAATTTCCAGGTTTTGGCGCAGCAGAAGGGAACCATCGCCCCGCATTCGTGCATCCAGTTCGGCCCCATGGTTGCCTTCTACTCGCAGAACGGGTTCAAGCTGGTTGCAACGGGGCAGGAGCAGGACATAGGCCGGGATTCGGTCGATGAATGGTTCCGCGAACATCTTTTCGAAGGGCGTACCGCGCAGATACAGGGCGCGCTTGACCCGCGATATCCGCGTCTGTGGTGGGCGTTCCCGACCGCAGATGCCGATATCAACGACATGATGATCGGATATGACTGGCGGGCAAAAAAATGGTGTGTCACCACAGTCGGGACATACGCGCTTGCCACGGCCGCGCAGTCTGGCATGTCGATCGACAGCCTCGACAGCCTGTACCCGAATATCGACGCAATGGATCTGCCGCTCGACAGTCCTGTGTTTCAGGGCGGCAAGCCTGTCCTTTCAGCTATCGGAGAGAACAAGAGGCTGTCCTATTTCGAGGGAGATCCTCTCGCCACGACGATCAGGACATCTTCCTACAATTTCGGGCAGAGCCGCAGATCGATGCTTTCCGGCGTCAGGCCAATATTGAGCGGGGCGGGGGTGTCTGCCCGGGTAAACAGGCGTCAGACGCTGGGCGGCCCGGGAAGCTGGACCGCGCTTTCGGAACAGCAAATGTCAGGGAAAATCCCCCTCAGGGCGGACGGGTTCTGGCATCAGATCGAATTTACGATACCGGCCGGGACGAACTGGAACAAATTTTCCGGGTTCGAGCCGTTCTTCACGCCATCGGCAGCGCAACGATGAGACAGGTCAACACAACCGTCCCCGATCTGTTTGAGATCGCGCAGGCCGTCTATCAGCTTGTGATCGGCCGCCACAACGGCGCGGGCGAGGCTGTTCTTACGCCGAACGAGACGACGACCACGGTGACGAACCCGGTCATATCGAGAGGGTCGAAAATCGTCCTCCAGGCCGGGCCGGGCACATGGTCTTCAACCGACATGCGCGTGTCGGCCGTGGACAAGGGCGAATTCACGATCACGCACTCGGACGAGGCGGCGACGGATCGCGTGGTCTACTGGATGATCGCGGGCGGATGATCGAGGTCGGCCTTGTCCCGCCCGAAAAGGTCCCGCGTCTCAGAAATGCCCTTACGCCGCTTATCGCGCGGCTGACGCGCCTGAGTGATGACTGGCCCATTGACCGGGTGATCGCGGAGGCGGGCGCGGGGCGGCTCGACCTCTGGTTCGGAATCGATGGCGGGCGGCTTGCCATGGTGGCGGGGTGCTTGCGTCAGGAAACCGCGAGCGGGAAGCCGGTCTACTGGGTCGAATTCGTGGCCGGTGAAAACCTTGGCAGGTACGGACGACCGATCCTTGCGGAAATCAAGACATTCGCGCGCGCGAACAATGCGCGCATCGAGGCCAAGGGCCGCCTTGGTTGGAAAAGGTGGGAAAAACATCTCGGTCTGAGGCGCAAGGCCATCATCTACGAAGTTGAGGATTGAACATGGGCGGCGGTAGCAACAGCACGACCACAACGAATGTCCCGTGGAAGGAAGCTCAGCCCTATTACAAAAAGGGCTTTCAGGCGCTTGGCGGGCTTCTGGATTCGTCCACAGGCACACAGCAGGCCTATGCCGGTCCGCGTGTCGCCGGGTTCTCCGAACCCTCGCAAATGGGTCTTGACGCCACGGTTGCGACCGCCATGCAGGGATCCCCGATCACGGGGAATGCTGTAGGGGCGGTGAGCAATATCACGGGCAATATGGGCATCACGCAACCTATGCTTGATGTGACGCAGGGCGCGAACGCCGTGGCGACCGGCCAGATCGGCGCGAATGCCATCGGGTCCAATCTGGCGGGCATTGCCGGCAATCAGGGTGCGATTGATCCCTACACACAGCAGGCCATAGAGACGGCCATGCAGGGCGCGATTGACCAAGGCAAGGCGGCCCTGAGCGCCAAGGGCCGCTACGGATCGAACAAGGCGACAGCCAACCTCCTCACGGGCGCGGCCACGAAGGCGGCGGCGCCGATAGCGGCGCAGGCAGCGCAGCAGAACATTCAGAACAAGATCAATGCGTCGTCCCTGATGTCCAATGAACAGTTGGCGAATATCGGGAACATGACGAACGCCGGAATGAACCTTGCCGACATGTATGGCGATGCCCAGACCCGCGCCCTGCAGGGCGCCGGTATTTCCGGGGCGGTCAACGATCTGCGCTATGCGGACGCCAATGCCTTGATGCGGGCCGGGTCTGCCTATGACACGCAGCAGCAGCAGACGCTTGACGCGCTGATGGCGCAGTACAACGAAAACCGCGACCTGCCGTGGCAGCAGCTTGGCCTTTACGGCAACATTCTTTCCGGAACGTCCAATAACTACGGACAGCAGACATCGACGCAGCCCGGCACATCCCCCATAACATCCGCCATCGGCGGCGCGATGACGGGCACCGGGCTTCTTGGCCCAGGGTTCGGCACCGTGCTCGGTGGCGGGCTCGGCTTGCTTGGGGGGTTGCTGTGATGGTCGCAATTCGCAGCCCGTTCTACACCGATAATCCCAGGTTGCAAGATGACGCGTCGAGACGTAACGACGCCCTGGGCGATTTTTTTCTCCGGGGTCGCCGGATAAATTTATCCAGTGGTGGCGATAAGGCAGAGCCGACCCCCGGCAACGGTCTTTATCTTCCACCGACCAATCTAAACCCGGCGACAGACCCCGAAGCGTGGCAGAACGCCTACAATGCCATCATCCAGGGTAATATCGGCTATACCCCGATTGTTCCCGGGCAATATTATCCGGGGATGATCGCGGGCGGCGGTCAGGCATCGCCCAATGTGAATGTCACGCAGCCGGGACACGCCTATACGCCGTTCAACTATTCCGCATTCGGGGCACCTGCAGCGATGGGCGGCGGGCTCGGCTTGCTCGGAGGGTAGTGAATGTTCGGACTGTTTGACCAGCAGAAGAAACCGGGCGGCCTGTTCGACCTCTCCAACATCAACCAGCCCATGCTCTATGCGGGCCTTGGCATGCTGTCCGGACGCAACAATCAGGAAGCGTTTGGCAATGCCGCTGCAGGCGCGCTGACCGGCTACAAGGTTCAGGAAGCCAAGGAAGAGAAGGACGAGAAGAAGAAGGCTCAACAGGCGCTCTCGCAGTATATCGGCGCGCAGGGCCTCGACCCGAACCTTGCCGCAGCATTGCAGGCGAACCCGCAGATGGCGCAGGCGTATGTCTCGCAGGCATTCAGGCCCGATGCGAATTTGACGGCCGACCTGCGGGAATATTACGCAGCCAAAAAGGAGGGGTTCGACGGCAATTTCGTCGACTGGAAGGCGCGGGCGAGAGGCGGCGCGACAGAACTTAGCCTGAACCCGCAATATGGTCTCGACGCCGAAGGGAATCCGGTTCTCATCCAGATCGGCAAGGACGGCAAGGCTGTGCGCACGGCTCTCCCCGATGGCGTTACGCTTGATCGCTCGTGGGTCAACGCGCAGAGCGAGGCCGGGAAGCTTCGCGGGCAGGCGCAGGCCGATCTCCCGGGCGCGCTGGAGACGGCCAGAAATACCCTGAGCGTTATCGATCAGGCCCTTGCCCATCCTGGCAGGCAGGCGGCGACGGGCAAAAGCTCGGTTCTTGATCCTCGTAACTATATTCCCGGTACGGAGGCGCGCGATTACGTGGCCCTCCACAATCAGATCAAGGGCAGGGCGTTTCTCGAAGCGTACCAAACCCTCAAGGGCGGCGGGCAGATCACCGAGATCGAGGGTATCAAGGCAGAGCAGGCCATCGCCCGCCTCGATCTTGCGCAGTCCGATGAAGCCTATGAGCGGGCCCTCCGCGATCTGCGGGACGTTGTTGAGCGCGGCATGGAGCGGGCAAGGCAGCGGGCAGGGGTCAAGGGGCCGGCGAGCCAGCAGCAGAGCGGCGGCAACCGCACATCAAGCGGCGTTCAGTGGAAGGTCGTCCAGTAATGGCAACGCTCGAAATCAACGGCAAGCGTGTGGAGGTGGACGACAGCTTCATGTCGCTTTCGCCCGAACAGCAGAACGCGACCGTTGACGAGATCGCGCAGAGCCTCGGCGGGGGTCAGCCGGAAGCACCCGCACCGGCGCGTGCAAACCCGAATTACGGCTTCATGGATGCTGTCTACGACAAGCTGCCGTTCGGGGATGAAGTCGGCGCGCTCGGAGCGGCGGCGGGCAAGGCGGTTGGACGGGCAATCCGGGGAGGCGAAGGTTCTTTTGGCGAGGATTATCAGATCGCCATGGAGGAGGCCCGCCAGAACCAGGAAGGCTACGCAGCCGAGAACCCCATCATGTCCGGGGTAGCGCACGGCGTGTCCATGCTGCCGACCATGGCGATGGCTCCGGGCGCAAAGATCGCGCAGGGCGTTGCCGGCGGCATGAGGCAGGGCGCTATTCAGGGCGCATCAACCGGGGCGCTGTACGGCGCGGGCGAGGGGCAGGGAGTGGATCGCATTGGCAATGCCCTGACGGGCGGCGCTCTTGGCGGGGCCATGGGCGGCGCCCTCGGTGCGGTCGGCGGGGCGTTCAATGCCCCGCCCTCAACTCCGGTCCTGAATGCTGCGGAAGAGGCTGCCACGCGTCTCGGCGCGCAGGTCCCGCGCGCCATTACGACCGACAGCATGCTCATGCAGCGCGCCGGGCAGCATATCCGCAACGTCCCCGGCGCGGGCGAGGCGATGCAGAGGGGCATCGAGCGTGGTGTTCAGGGGCTGGATGACGCCGCGATGCGCACGGCCCGAGGACTAGGTAATGCGGCAGGCCCGGACGAGGCGGGCAGCGTGTTCCGCAAGGGTATCGAGAACTGGATCGGCACGAAATCAGCCGCGAAGGTGAAGGCGGCCTATGACGAGGTTGATCTTCTGATAGACCCGAACGCCACGGGCGGACAGCTTGCCAATACAATGAAGGCAACGCAGGAGATCGCGTCCCGGCGTCAGGCGGCGGGGCTTGGGCCGTCTGCGGCGGCACGCCTGGTCGAGGAAGCCTTGGGCCGCCCGAACGGGCTCACTTATCAGGGCATCAAGACGCTTCGTTCAGCGGTCGGGGAAATGCTCGACAATCCGTCGCGCTTGCCGGCTGATATTGGAGAGAGCGAACTTCGCCGGATATACGGCGCGCTGACGAATGATTTGCGTGAGACGGTGGCGGCTGTCGGGAATCCGGGGGTCCTGCAGCGGTTCAATCGCGCCAATGCCCTGAACGCGGCCGTCGCGCGTCGTAGGGAAGCTCTGGACAGGCTGCTTGGCACGCGATCCGACGAACAGCTTGCCCGCAAGGTGCGGACCATGGCGGAAAGCGGCGCGGCAGGCGATACGGCCCTGCTGTTGAAGGCCCGGAAGGCCATGGACGGCGACGACTGGAACGATGTTGTTTCGACCGTGGTGGCCAATCTCGGCCGGGACGCGAACGGGCAATTTTCCCCGGCGCGATTTCTGACCGATTACGGCAAATTGTCGGAAGCCGGGAAGCGCGTCCTGTTCCGCAACCCGCAATCCCGGCAGGCGCTCGACGACATCGCGAAAGTATCGGAGCGCTACAAGGATGCGGCGAAATTCGGCAATCCGTCCGGCACGGCACAGAATGTCGGTTTCATGACGGCGGGCGCCGGCCTGCTCGCGGCGCCGATAACAACAATCTCCAGCCTTGTCGGCGGCAATGTCATGGCGCGCATTCTGGCTTCTCCACGAAGCGTCCAGAGCATGGCGCAATGGGCAAAGGCCTATGATCTTGCGGTGCGCCGCCCGAGCCGAGGCGCAATCGGTATTGCGGAGCAGGCGTCGAGACGGTTTGCGAACCAGATCGGGGAGCAGCTTGGGATTGAAATCGACCCGATGACGCTCATCCCAGGCCAATCGCCGGCAGGAACGTCTTCGCCTCTCCAGTGATCAGCATGGTCGTGTAGAACATGCCGAGAAAGTAGAGCAGGGCGTAGGGTACGGCGCTCCAGTTGATGGCGGGAGGAACGGGCTCGCGGTATTCGCCGGTCTTGGGGTCTTTTTCGAGGTCGATGGGGTCGTTCATCAGTAGCAGTTCGTCGTAGTGGTGCGGCCAAAAGTGTTAGACGTGCAATTGGTCATCACACGACGCGGCTGCGATGCCTGTATGATGGCGAGTCCGGCCATAGCCCCTTGTCGTTGCGAGTGGATGGCCTGATTGCGAAGGTCGGCTTGCTGCATCCGACAAACTCCATAGGCTTCGGTGTTTGGGTTAAAGCCATAGGACTGACAAGTCGCATCGTCCTTTTCAGCGATCTTGGTCTTGCTCAAAAAGGCTTCACCATATCCGGGGCCAGTTGGCCCGCAGCCGAGAAGCGCGAGCGGCGCAAGAAGGATGAAGCGTTTCATTGTTCCCCCAACGAGTTCAGAAGTTTTAGCGATTCCTCGCGCGTCATTTCCGGAGCCTGAGGGTAGGCCGAAACTGGATAGACCGTTTCCGTTGAAAAGGCATTGGGCGGTAATGGGTGATCGCCAGTTGATATGCGGGCCGCTCCGGCGATCCTCTCCGTTTTGACCACGGTCGACCGCCGAACAAGATCCTGAAGAAGCCGCTCGCGCAGACCGCGCAGACCTTCATTGTGAATCGTCACGGCATAGAGCCGCGGATTCCATTCGCCATCCGAAGGCACCCAAGACCACGAAACAAACGCCATGACCGCCGCTGGGAGAGCAGCCAGCGCGGCCATCGGCGCATGTCGTCTCAGAAGACCCATGAGAGATTCAATCAATGGTTGATCGCCGTAGCATTAACATAAGCCGGGAGGACCTGGAAGCCCTTTCGCGGCTTGGCTATGCCGAGGCCCGCACGATCAACGATGAGCGCGGTATTCCGTCCGTCGTGGACGTGGTCACAAACCGGGCTGCAATCGGCGGATGGTGGGGCAGCACGCCTCAGAGCGTCATCAACTCCCCCATGCAGTTTTCGCCGATCAACGCTGTCAAATCATGGGAGGGTCTTCCGGCCGCGCCCGCAGCCGTTCAGGCACAGGTTGCCAGCCATCTCGCCTCCCAGGCTTTCGGCGCGCCGCAGGCGGCCCCGGCCGATGCCATCACTGGCTTGCCCTCCACGAGCTTCCTGAACCCGAGCGTCCAGCACACTCAGCACGCCAAGAACACATGGGCGAAGGATTTCGAGTCTTGGGGGCAGGTCGGACAGGCGCCAAACGCCCATTCCTTCGGCAACCCCGACAATCGCGCGGTGCCGGACTACGGGATCACGCTCGATCCCTCCATTCAATCCATGCTCGGAAGCATGTACGGCCCGGGCATCGGCGCGCAGCAAACCCCCGGCTTTGGTCTCGCGCAGCCGATGGATCAGGCGAACAAGGTTTCGACGGTCAGCACGCCCGCAATCGACACCATGTCCATGATGCCGGGATCTGTTGCGAGCCTCGGGCCGTCGCCGCTCGGCTTCAACCCCGGATACTCGACACCGCCGAGCGTCCAAAGTCTGTCGACGGTCAACACGAATCAGGCGGCGCCGAACGCCTCGCCTCCCGATATGTCGAATCCCATGTCGGTCGGGCAGGCAATCTCTTCGCAGATGAACTCGATGCATCCGACGCTTGGCCTTCAGGCACAGGCTCTTGGATTTGGGTTGACGCCGGAAGCTATGGCATCGCTGTCGCAGCCAAGCTCGCCTGCTACGGTCAATTCGGTGACGACCACAAAAGAGGCGGGTCTTTCACCAAGCCAGATGGCCGGGATGACGCCGGCCGGCCGTATCGATCAGGCATTCTCGGCGGCCCCCGCTCTCAACGGTATCACTACCGGCAATATGTACGGCGCGCTCGGCCTCCAGAATGCCGCGCAGGCGACGGTCGCGGCCCGCGATCAGGAGGCGTCACCATCGCAACAGGCTTCCGGAATGACGCCAGACGCCGTTCGCGGCCGTATCGATACGGCGCATTCGCTCGCCCCCGGCCCCAATCAGTTCGGCGGCTATGGAACTCTGACCGGCCTTTCGCCGTCGCCACCGAGTCCTGCTGCCTCTGTGAACGCACTCGGCCCGGCGAATCCGTCCTCCGCAACGGCCTTTGGTGGCCTCGGACTCAACAATGTCGGCATGACCTCGCCGTCGCCGTCCACAAGCGCGGCGATGGCAGGCCCAACGCCGGGCGCTCCGGGCATGACGCCTGCAAGGTCGACCGTGGCAGCGCCCCAGGATGTGCAGCCCGGTTTCTCGCAGGCTCCTGCCTCTCTCGGTCTCCCGGGCATCGATACGACGACGGCGAGCCTCACCAGCCTCGGCTTCGGTGCGCTGTCGCCGGCCGCGAATTTCGGACCCGCTACAGCATTCGGAATGGCAGCCCCAGCGGCTCCCGCGATGGCCGCACCACAGGCAACTGTCGCTCCCCCGGCCCAGACGCAGCAGCAACAGCAGCAGAAGGCGTCGTCGCAGCCCGCCGCCCCCTCCGTTGCCGCGCCGCAAAGCCTGACGGCCAATCTCGATTCCGCGCTTGGTGTCGCGGCGGCCATGTCGCAGCAGGCGAAGAACGCCATGGCGGGCATGAACCCGAACGCCAATACGAAAGCGGATACGACGCCGGGCGGCCAGAAGGGCGGCAATACCGGCAAATCGTCGGGCGGCGGCTCGTCGAGCGGTGCAGGCGCGTCCAAGGGCGGGGGCTCGTCCACGGACAGCGGCAAGAGCTCCGGCAAGGGCGGCGTCGGAAGCGTCGGCAATAAGGGCGACGGCAGGGGCTTTGGCGGCAAGAGCAAGGGCGACGACGGAAGCGCATGGTGAGGTAGGACTATGGGAATCTGGGACTGGTCGAAAACGGCAGGCGATAACGGGAGCATTGATCCCGACATCAATTTTGCCGAAGGACAGGCGCCATCGACGATCAACAACTCGGCCCGCGCCCTGATGGCGGCTGAGGCGGAATACCGCGACGATACAGGCGGCGCGCTTGTCACGGGCGGATCGTCGAACGCCTATACGCTGACGACGAATTCCGGGCTGTCCGCTCTGGCGGACGGCGTTCGGATTCATATCGTGGCCAATCACTCCAACACGGGCGAGGCCACGATCAATGTGGATTCGCTCGGCGCACAAAGCATCCGCAAGGTGGACGCGACCGGGGATGTCGCGCTCGGCTCCGGCGATATGGTGGCGAACGGCCACTACATTCTCGAGTGGGATGAGAGCGCGAATTCCGCGGCAGGAGCGTTCATCCTGCTCAATCCGGTGCCAATCGCGCCTCCCGATATTGGCGGCACGCTGGCAGGGGCCTCCGCCAAGACAACGCCGGTTGATGCGGACACCATTCCGCTTTCCGATAGCGCGGCCTCGAATGCGCTGAAGAAAGTCACGTGGGCCAATGTAAAGGCAACGCTGAAAGCCTACTTCGATACGATCTACCAGCCCGTGAATACAAAGCTCTCATCCCTTGCGGGGCTGAGCGGCACGAATGGCAAATATCTTCGTTTCGGGGCCGGAGGGGGCCTCGAGGAGGCTGATGTCCCCAGCCCGACGCTCACATCGCTCGGCGTGAGCGCCTTCGCGCAGACCCTGCTCGACGACGCCAACGCGGCCGCTGCGCGGGCCACGCTCGGGGTGCAGCAGGCTTTCGGGAACGCTGTTGCGACAACGAGCGTGCAGGTCGACGCAGGGGCGAATTACCAGAACACATCAGGATACCCGCAGCTATTCAATGAAGGAACATTGCGCCCAATGGCAGTGGCGCCTTCCTCCACGTCGTTTGCGCTCCAGCGATCTCATAACGGCTCGTCGTGGCATACCATTTGGGAGGCGGTCGGGACCTCATCCTCCAATCAAACTGAATCGACGCCCGCCTTCATTCTACCGGCCGGGCATTACCTCCGCACCCTGCGCACGACGGGAAGTGCGAGCATTACTCCGAGATTCACAGCAAGGGTTACGTATTGATGACCATGATCGCCCAGATGCACCCCGCAATCGGATACGTCGAGACCGACTATCCCGGCGAGGGCTTGCCTCCCGGATGGGACGAGCAGCATATCGTCCCTGTCCGGCCGTCACCCTATCATGTCTGGCAGGACGGCGCGTGGGTCGACGCCGGGATTCCGGCTGACGTGCTGAAAGCCTACGCCGCTGACGCGCGCTACAGGGCCGAGACCGGCGGGCTGACCATCAACGGCCAGACCATTGCCACCGACCGGGAGAGCCAGACTCTCATCACTGGTGCGTACAATCTGGCGCTTCAGGACCCCAATCTCACGATCAACTGGAAAACCGGCGCGGGCTTCGTCCAGATCGACGCACCGACGATGATCGCCATCGCCACGGCCGTGGCCCAGCACGTTCAGTCCTGCTTTACGAAAGAGGCCGAGGTCGTGGCGGACATCGAGGGCGGGACCATCACGACCTACGCCCAGGTCGACGCTGCTTTCGCCACGCTCTGACCGTCGCCGGCACGGTAATAGCGCCTCACATTTCATAAGGACAATCCATGCCTATCAACCGCAAAACCTTTTTCGCGTATGTATCTTGTATGGTGGGAGTATAATTATACATATAGAAGATGAAGAGCGAAGATTGGATTGGCCGCAAAAGCGGCGCGCTTACGATAGTTGAATTCGATGGCTTAAGGTCGTCCGGGCGTGGAAAGGCCGCTTACTTCCGATTCCGATGCGATTGCGGGAAAGAGTTCACGGCGCAGAAATCCAACATTTGGGGAAAGAAGATTGATTGCGGGCACTCGAAGCCCGCTAAAGACTACTCCGCCCCTGACGGCGCGACCTCCGATCCTGTGCACAAAGTCTGGTGGCATATGATCGACAGGTGCGAGAACAGTAGGAACAGTTCATTCAAGAACTATGGGGCTAGGGGCATTAGAGTTTGCCGGCGTTGGAAAACGGGTGACGGCATTAAGACGGGTTATGAGTGTTTCTTGTCCGATATGGGGCCAAGGCAGCGCGGGATGACTATCGAACGGGTTCAGCGGGACGGCAATTACGAGCCTGGAAACTGTGTGTGGCTGCCTAAGGGTGATCAATCAAAGAACAGGCGGGGGGTGCGCCTCGTTCGGATCGGAGATCAAGTAAAGACCATACCCGACTGGTGCGCGATAACTGGCATAGATTACTGGACTGCGATCAGGCGGGTAGCACGTGGATGGCCTCCCGACAAAGCGGTTACAGAGCCAATTAGAAAGAGGGTCGCTTAGGCGGCCCTTTTTATTATCCAAAACAGGAGAATAGAATGACCCGACGCATAAACGCGGAGGGCCTTGCCCATATCAAACGATGGGAAGGTCTTCGCTTGTCCGCTTACAAGGATGTAGTGGGTATCTGGACGATTGGCTATGGCTCGACCGGCACGCACGTAAAGCCCGGCATGAAGATCACGGAGGCGCAGGCTGAGAAGCTATTGCGCGATGATCTCGACCGTTTTGAGAAGTCGGTTGAACGGAGCGTCAAAGTTCCTCTCACAGACAATCAGTTCGCCGCACTGGTTTCATTCGCTTTCAATGTCGGCACGGGGGCATTCGAACGCTCCACGCTTCTAAAGAAGCTGAATGCCGGTGATTACGACGCCGTTCCCGGCCAGCTTATGCGGTGGGTGAACGCGGGCGGCAAGAAAGTGCAGGGCCTCGTAAACCGCCGCGCGGCTGAAGGCGGCCTATGGGCCAAGGGATCGTTCGTCTCGTCCAAGGATATTCAGGCCAAGCCCGAAGCCGACCCCGTTGTGACGAAAGAGAATGTGTCTTGGCTGGCAGGCATCCTGTCCATGCTAGGTGCGATGTTCACGGGCGAGGGGCCGGTACAGTACGCATTGGCGGCTGTGATCGTGGCTGCCTTCGTCGTGGGCGGCTATCTCTTCATCAAGAAGAGGGTTCTCCCTGCATGATGGCAATCCTCAAACTCATCCTTGGCTGGTTCACGGGCGGCGTCCTCGACCGGATACTCGATACCGTGGACAAGCGGTTTGACAACGAGACCGAACGCGAGCGGATCAAGGGCGAGATCGTCAAGGAATATCTGCACGCGCAGTCGCAATATCTGAGCGGGAGGGCATGGTTCTTCCCGCTCTTTTTTGTCGTGCCGCTCGGCGTCTGGTTCGCGGGCGTGTGTCTGTATTCCCTGTTCCTGTGCAGGCGCTGCATCTACCCGGTTTCATGGGAGATCGCCGCCCTTCCGTCTCCGCTGGATGAATGGGCGGGCGTCATCATCGGCGGCCTGTTCCTTGGCGCGGGAATCCCCTCGATCATGAGAGGGCTGCGGAAATGACACGCACCGAACAGGAACGTCTCGCGGTCCTTGAAACGAAAGTCGAGCACCTGAACAGGCAGGTTGACGACATGAGCCGGAAGGTAACGGCCATGCACGATCTTCTGATGCAGGCGCGCGGTGCCCGGTGGGTCATCATCGCAGCCGCAGCGGTCGGAGGCTTCGTCGCCTCCAAGCTTCCCGCGCTCGCTTCATGGTTTCCGTTCCCGCGATGATGAAGCGATCCTTCCCCGCGCTTCTCTTCCCCGTCTATCTTCTTCTCATTCTTGTCTTCCCGGTCGCGGCCAACCCGCCCCGGGCGCAGTCCTCGGTCATGGTCTTCCATGAGAGCGGGCACGGCTCCGGCGTTCATATCGGACAGGGAATCATCCTGACCGCCGCGCATGTCGTCCCACGGGATAACCACGTTTCCGTGATGACGACGACCGGACAGGAAATACGGGCGGATGTTATATTCATCGACCGTGAATATGACGTTGCGGCACTCCGCGTGGTCGGCCATTCGGGCATGATGTCCAGCCGCATATCATGCCGGGTGCCTGATATAGGCGAGCATATCGTCACGACGGGAAACCCGGCGAATCTCAAATTCGTCACGATCTGGGGCCGCGTGTCCGGTCCACTTCAATCCATAAAGCTCATCAAGGAAGTCATCGTGACCGACATGACGACCATCCCCGGCATGTCGGGAGGCGGCGTCCTCGACCGATGGGGCCGCGTTGTCGGGACGGTTTCCGCCGTGATGACAGCCCCGATGTTCGGGGTCCCGCTTGCCATCGGATATGTGGTGCCAGCCGCCACGTCCTGCGAACTGCTGAAACGAAGCGGAGTGCTGAAAGGATGAAAAGCCGTATCGAGGAGTACAGAAGGGCCGTCGCCCAGACCGGCAGCAACTACGCCGCCGCGAAGCTGCTCGGCGTCAACGAAAGCACGATCCGCAGGGCGATGCAGCGTCATGGGCTCTCCCAGTCCGCGCCCGGCGTCGAAATGCCGGACTTCCCCGATGACGATATTCCCGTCGAGGAAATCATAGCGCTGCAAGCCAAACGCTATATCCAGCGCAAGCAGTCGCACGACGCGCACACATGGTTCCCGGTAAAGGTCACGGACAAAAAGCCGGTCGGCATCCTGTGGTTTGGCGATCCGCATCTTGACGACAACGGCGCGGACTGGCCGACGCTGACGAAGCACATCGATCTCTGCAAGACCACGGATGGCCTCTATGGCGCGAACATAGGCGACACGACCAATAACTGGGCCGGCAGGCTCGTGCGGCTCTATGCCAATCAGGACACATCGGTAAAGACCGCCCGGAGGCTGGCCGAATGGTTCATGGTCGATTCCGGCGTGACGTGGCTTGTCTGGCTGATCGGCAACCACGACGCATGGGGCGACGGCGCGGACATTCTGGCGCGCATGGCGAAAACCCATGGGACGCAGAAACTGGTCTGTCATGACTGGGAGGCGCGGTTCCGCCTGACCTTCCCCGGAGGATGGGAGCCGAAAATCTACGCGGCCCATGATTTTCCGGGGCATTCGCAATGGAACCCGCTCCATGGCCCCATGAAGGCCGGGCAGATGGGGCAGGAAGCCGATCTGTATGTCTGCGGGCACAAGCACAACGCCGCCTATTTCACATTCCCGAACGCCGCCCGTGGCGGGCGCGAGCAGCATTTCCTGCGCCTGAGAGGCTACAAGGGCATGGACGATCACACGCGCCGCCTCGGCATTGTCGAGCAGGACTGCGAGGGCGGGGCGCTCACGATCTTCGTTCCCGAGAAACAGAAGATCCTCGTCTTCCCCGACGTGGAGGAAGGCGCGGACTATCTCAAATGGCTGCGCCGGTAAGGCGGAGCATCCCCGAATGGCTGATCCGTCATATCCGGGAACTCGGGCAGGCATGGTCGTTCCTGCTGTGAAGGAGCGCTTTCTCGTCGAAACCGCGCCGTGCGTGAAGCACGAGATGGAAGTGGACCACTACTTCATCTGCCGGGGCGTCCGGTTTGCCGTCCTGTTCCGCCTTCATCATGGGCATCCGATCACCGAAACGCGGGAAGTCTCGCTCCTTGAGCCGATTCCCGACGATCATGAAAGCGAGTGGGAAGATGAACGATAGGCCGAAGGTCATCACCCTGCGGGGCGACCCCGTCCCGGTCGAGCCCGACGAGCCGGACGAAGATGTCATCGGCGCGATTGAAGGCCTGCTGGAAGACGCCCGCTCCGGCGACCTGCGCGGCATCGTCTTTGTCTCCGCGCACCGGAACGAGCGCTACATGTCCGACACAATCGGCGCGGTCATCGCCCCGGACACCATCGGCATGCTCTACGTGGTCCTGCAGGGCATGGTGGCGCAGATGATTGCCGATTGCGCCGGCGAGGCCTGAGGGCTACCGGATCAGCTTGCCGTTGACGATGCCCGGCGCTTTGTAGCGGGCTCCCGGGACAAGACGGATGGTCACACGCGCCGATCCGCATTTCGAGCAGCGCAGCTTCGGCGTGAGCGAATCGTGCGAGACCTCGAAATCGTAGCCGAGGCGCGCTCCGAGGGCGTGCAGATCGAGCCGCGCGGGATGATGGCAGGGCGCGCTGCAATGCGCCCACACCTCGCTTTCGTCCTCGATCAGGTCGCGGATGGTGTCGAAGGGCATCCCGGCAGACTACCGGCAGCACAGCGCCTGCACCAGATGCACGACTCCCCACCATGCGCCGATGACGAGAAGGGCGATCACAAGCTCGCGGAAGCGGGGAAATCGTCGCATCTTTTCGACGAAGCTTTCGACGTAGCAGACCGGGAACCTGCTAAGTACTGGTCGGAGTGAAAGGATTTGAACCTTCGTCCCCCTCGTCCCGAACGAGGTGCGCTACCAGGCTGCGCTACACTCCGTCACCAGCGGACCGTGGATATAGACGGGGCCGCGCATGGCCGCAACCCAAACTTGGGGCGGCCGAAGGCTTATTCC